TGGCTCCACTACCACTACCTTCAATAGTGATACGACAACTTTGTATTCAGTAACTAATCTTTTTGGCGATGGCGCAACTGCCACTTCTACTAAGCAAAGTGGTGTAGCAAGTTGGTCATCTAACTACAATGGTTCTAATGCAAGCGTTACTGTTAACACTTTTTCATCTTTGGAAATTTATATTTCAAACTACACAAGCACTACAAGTAAAGCCTTTAGCGAATCGCAGGCGGTAGAAAACAACGCCGCATCTACTGGAACTCAAATTGGTGCCAGGGCGCGTTTATATAGAAACACAACTGCCATAAGTTCTATTCAAATCGCGGCTTTTGTAAACTTTCAAACCAACTCATCCTTCTATCTCTACGGCATATCCAACGCATAAGGAGCAACAATGACCGACACACCACAGGCAGTTGAAGTCAACTGCACAACTGGCGAAGTAACTACTCGCCCTCTAACCGCCGATGAAATTGCGGCACAGGCAGCAGCGGCTTTGGCTTCGGCTGACCAAGCGGCAGCGCGTGAAGCGGAAGATAAGGCCAAGGCCGATGCCAAGGCATCTGCGATGGCCAAGTTGGCAGCCCTTGGGCTAAGTGCCGATGAAGTGGCAGCTCTTTCAGCGTAAGTAGAACACTCCAAAGGGAGTGTGGGATTTCTAAGGGGATGAAATGACCGATCTCATTCCCATTGAAATAATCAAAGAACAGCTTCACAATCGATATAAGACTTCCGGTTTTGCCGAGAACTTATTCCGTAACGATTGGGCGATTCTTACCAGGCTTGGAGTTCATCCGGCTTTGGCAAAAATTCCTGACCTTGAACGAGTAATCCTTCGAGCCAAGACTCAATCAACAAGGGCTAACTACGCCAGCCGACTAAAATCAATGTTCAAGGCACTCAACAAAATGAGGCTTATAGATAACGATCCAACGGCTGATTTGCCCCCTATCAAACGCACAAGGGGAGTGCCTAAGCCAATCACCCCAGCCGAATTTTCTAGGCTCTTAGAAGGGGCTTCTGAGCCGTTTAGAGCATGGTTTATTTTGGGCGGTTGTGCGGGGCTTCGGGCGATGGAAGTTGCCAATCTAAGAGGCGCTGATCTTGAAGAAGGCGTTGACGGCGCAATGCTTCGGGTATTGGGCAAAGGCGGGACTGATTTGCTGATCCCAGTTGCTCCGATAGTTGCCGAAACTATCCGCTCACATAAGACCCTTGATCGACTTTGGGAGATAACTCCAAACAAGCTCTCATCCAAGGCGGCAGATGAGATGCGCCGAATTCTAGGCGCGAACGCTAAACATTTTCACAGCCTTCGCCATTATTTCGCAACTTCAATGCTTGAGAAATCCGGCGGGGATTTGATGGCAGTCAAGGAATTGATGCGCCACACAACTGTTGCAACAACTCAAATTTACACTCAACTCGCCCAAGGCCGAACTCGATCTTTGGTAAACCTGATCCAATAAGGAGAATCAAATGCCAATCTTATCTGCACAATACACAGTCACAACATCACCAACAAAGATCGTCAGCGCCGACATTGCTGCTGAAATGGTCTATGTTCACAGTGAAACTGCAATTGCTTATCTTGGAGACTCAACAGTCTCATCATCGACTGGTTACAAATTAGACATCAACGACAAGATTTCCCTTGCCAACCATGAAGGTGAAATCTGGGCAGTCTCAGCAACTACTTCAACAATTTCAGTTCTTGTCATAACGCGATGAATTCAGACACAGCCACCATCATCTATTCTTATTTTTTTGTCTTTATCACTCTTCTTGCTGGTCTTGGAATTGTTGCAAAACAAACAATCAAGAAACACACTGAAGCAATCGAAGACAAATTGACAAAGATTGAATATGCTTTGTTCAACGATGGGCAGACTGGCTTGATCAACAAAGTTGATCAATTGATTGAGAATCAAAATTCAATCAAAATTGATGTTGAAGTAATGAAGGCAATTTCCGAAGCCAAGCCAACTCGCGCTCGAAAGGCATAATGACCGGCAACGATATTCTCAAGACTGCTCAATCCAAACTTGGCACTGTTGAAAAAGGCGGGGCTGATGGCAAGTCTGGCAATATCGTTGAATTTTGGGATTGGTGGAAAAAAACCGTTGGCGAAAATGGTCAAGGTCAAAGCTGGTGCGCGGTCTTTGTTTCTTGGTGTTTTGCTCAAAATGCGGCTTCCTCGCTAGTTGCCGCCAAGAATAAATTTGGCTTTATTTATTGTCCAGATGGCGTTGCCTACTTCAAAAAGCGCAATGCGCTTATTGAACCCAACAAGGCGCAGCCTAGCGACATTGTTTTCTTTGATTGGGAAGGCAAAGGCATTGCCGATCATGTCGGCATTGTGGAATCAGTTGCCAGCGATCATCTCGTAACTATTGAAGGAAACACATCCCCCGATGGCTCTGCCGGAAGCCAACAAAACGGCGGTGGCGTATATCGCCGCAAGCGTTATTTCGGCAAGACAATTATTGCGGTTGCGCGACCAGCGTGGCCGATTATCAATCCAACAAAGTAGGGAAATAATGAAAATAGATTACAAAAAAATCAAACCAATTGTGTTGACTTATGCCAGCCTTTCAGCGCCGATAGCAATCGCAGCATTTGCAATGAATGCAAGCGGAACAATCAAATTGCTTTCATTCCTTTCAGGTTTCCTTGCTGTTGCCGGTCGCCAAGCAAATCCAAAAGACCCTTTCACGCTAAACATCCTTGCAGTTGCTAAGACTCAAGTTGATGCCGAAATTGCAAAGAAGTCGCCCACTAAATAAATGACAACCAGGGGCGTAGTTCTCAACACAGAAACTAAGCTCGCAGCATTACTCCTCGCCGAGGCATCTTTCCAGAAGTATTCTAAAGTTTTCGGGCATTACCGAAACACAGCGAATTCACATTTGGTTGGTCGCCTCGGCGAATTTGCCACATTTGCTCATTTGCAAGATCAAAATTTGAACCCAATCGCACATTTCCTCGAACTTGATAAAATTCAAAATTGCGACATTGACTCAACTATTGGGCGCATTGAGGTCAAGACTTGGAAGGCAGATTTTTGGGATGATTGGGGCAGGTGCGTGAGCGTGAATCAAATTGCTTCACTTAGGCGCAAAGCCGATTTGATCGTTTGGTGCGTTGTTGATGAGATAGAGTCGGACAACCCAAAGATTGAATTCAAGGGCTGGAGCGAGGTTTGCGATATTGAAAACCTTGAACCTAAAATGACCGGCAAAGAAGGCAGGCAAATTTTCAATTATCAATTTGATGAGGCGAGTCTCAATTCAATTGATTCATTACCGACCAGGGAGATAAATGAACAGGGAAGAAATACTTCAAGCAGCAATTGATTTGACCAAGGGCGATCGAAATGTTGCTCATGGCGATCCCGCCGAAAATCATGATCGAATTGCAAAAATTTGGTCGGTTCAATTAGGCGTTGAAATTGATGGAGCGCAGGTTGCTTTGATGATGGCAGGAATGAAATTGGCAAGATTGGCATATAAGTATTCTGATGATTCATTTATTGATGCTGCCGCTTACATTGCAATTGCCGGTGAAATTCGATGAAAGATATAATTACCCTTGAAGAAGGAATCCAACGCGCTCTCGCTGGCTAGTAGCCGCCTCGCCTGGCTCGCCAGCCTGATAGCAAAAGACCCTCACTGCCCGACTACGGTTGGCGGTGGGGGTCTTTTGCGCTTGCTGTGAGGCAAGACACGCCGATTCAAGGTTCTTGAATTTGACTTGTCAAGTGCTAAGGTTGCCTCAAGAGCGGAAACAAGGATTCCGCGCCAAACGAAAGGCAAGACAAATGCTCACGATTCTACTTATCATCGGCATAACAATTCTCTTACTGCCATTCTTCTTGTGGCTAGATGAACGATCAATTACTCAAGAAGAATTCCAATCAATTGAAGATTGGCACAATTTTGGCAAAGCGCTAGGGGATAAATAATGGCTTGGAATATCCTGGCACTCATCATATTATTTTTCACAACTGCTGGTTTCTATCTTGGAATTTATTCTGAGCGAGATGCTTGGAAACTATCAAACAAAAGACTTCGCGCCGACCTGCAAGTTGCTTATCGGGAAAATGAGGAACTGCGCGAACATATCCTCTCACTTCGCTATCCGTCTGCTCAAAGGTAACAATGAGCAAAGCGAAGCAAAAGGGGACTGCGGCTGAAACAGCGCTCGTCAAGTTTCTTCAGGGACAGGGCTTTCCTGGAGCAGAGCGGCGAGCGCTGGCCGGTATCAATGATCTTGGCGATATAACCGGAACCCCTTGCCTTGTTTGGGAAGTCAAAAATCAAAAGAAATACAACATCCCAGAATGGCTTCGCGAAACTGAAATTGAACGCAACAATGCCGATGCCGATTATGGCATTTTGATAGTCAAGCCAAATGGCGTTGGATTGACCAAAGCCGGCGAGTTTTGGGCGATCATGCCTGTTGCATTTATTGTTGACTTACTTAGAGAAGCTGGATACGGCGACTCTAAATGACGATGGATGCCCTCTTGAATTTCCCTAAATTTCCGAAAGCAAAATGCGCCGGAACTGGCGATTTTTTCTTTCCTGACTCTCAGGTACAATTGGAGGAACGATTGCCGCGCTTGCTTGAATTCTGCGGATCGTGCATTCATCAGGTTGATTGCCTTGACTACTCCATAAAAAATGAAATTCCAGATGGTTTCTGGGCTGGACATACAGCCGAAGAACGCAAAGCCAAATTCAAAACCAAGGAGGAAAAACGAACCAACTCTCTCAGGGAGATTGTCCGTCAACTATCCAACGGCTTCACTAAGGAAGAGATTGCAAAAGATCGCGGAATTCAAATGGATTCACTTGATCGCACTCTTGACCGAGCGAAGCGAAAGGGGCTTATCTAATGAGCCAACAGCAAAGATTCTCAAACACACTAATCGCAATTCTCGCAATATCAATTCTGCTTATGGCCTTGATTTCTAACGGCCTTGTCTATCGCACTCAACCGGCAAGTGTTATTCGAGTTCAAGATGCCATCGTTCTTGATGATCAAACCAAGGTCGGATTGTTTGTCAATGAACTAATGAATCAACGCCAGGCTTCATGCTTGATGTGGATTTTCACTAAAGAAAGTCACACTAATCCTAAAGCCAAAAACGCTAGTTCCTCAGCCAAAGGAATTGGACAGCTCTTGGAATCAACTTATCACAACATTGGCTTGAAGCATTCAGCCGATCCGCTTGCACAAGTTGTTGCATCTATCGCATACATCTCGCGCCATTATGGTTCTGACGGCGCTTGCGCTGCCAAAGCCTTTTGGCAAAAGCACAACTACTACTAAACAAAAACACCAAACAGGGGAGCAATACAATGTCAACACAAATCAATCAGCAAATGGTTGACCTCGATCCAACAGCATCAGCATTCCTGAATGCTTACATTGAGGCAAAAGTCAAAATCAAAGAATGGCAAGAAAAAGCCGACATCGCTCGCCAGCAAGTTGA